TATTTAAACAACATACCCCAACCACCCATAATCTTCTTTATCTCTTTAATTGAATAAGGAGCATCAGTCTGTCTACCATATTCTAAAGAAGAATCATAAACTTTCCCCTTCTTAATATAATATTCAGACAAAGTTTTTAACATTTTCTTCTTTTGCATACTAGTTGACATTTATTCTACCTCTATTGGCGGTAAGGAGGGTTCTACTTCTTCTTCCTCATTTTGTGCAGGTGCACCGCCTTCATCTGGATTCGCTGCGCTTCCTGCTATGTTAGCTGGAACACGTAGATCATCATTACCTTCAATAGGCTCAAAGCCTATTGCCTCTCTTGCCTCGTTCGGTGTAATAACTCCACCATTTACTAGAGAAGTGTAATATTGAGATTGATCTCTCAATTCTGGCTGTAACGCTGGAATGTTCGTTACATCTTCTTCTAGTTTAAATCCGAAAAATCTTTCATATGCAAAGTTTATCTTTCTTACTATAGGTAGTATAGTTTCTAAGTAATACAACCTCATATTAGGTCGTATATTTGCATTATTTCCTGAGTCTAGAAGTATTGGTGGTACTCCTAAAGATTTGAGAATGATTTTCTCATTTTCTTCAATAGAACTCTGAAAATCTAATTCTTTAAAGTTTACATTTGAAATAGAATCTACTTCTAGTCCTCCGTCCAGGATTAAAGGTCTTCGACCGCCTGCGTCAGGTCGGTATCGAGTACTCCAAGACTGAAGCATTCTTTCCTTAATCTTTTCTGATAAAGTATTAGGGCTTTTAAGTACTAGTCCGGGTACTGCCCCATTTTTGAAAAAGTTATCTTGAAACTTTCTCATACTTGTCATCAGTTGCATTGTACGCAACGAAGGACTTATTCTAGGAACTCCTCTGTATATAGAATAGAACGAGTTCTCTTTAACATGAATAATTTCTGATGGCTTATAATCAATTGTTGAATTAAAAGAGTAACTTTCTATATAAGTTGTTTCACTTGCATTGATCGTCATCTTATCCGATGGCAGATGATATAAGTGAACTCCATCATAATAAACAAAAATATTACCATCTAAGATATAGTCTATAATCAAATTTCTACGAAATGTGTTTATATCTTGAAACGGGTTTGGCTCTTGGTTTACTAAAAGATCTACTTTGGATCTTTTAATATTTTTAATTATACTCCTACCTTTAATCGCAGGACCGACTTTTGTTCTGATCTCAGCCGTATCGTCAACTATCATATTGACTCCACGATTTACTATCTCTAATTCTTCGTATGCTCGTTCGTATTTAGTTATCGGCTCACGACTTGGATCTATTTTATGGTCATAGTACTCTTGAGCAGGATTTAACTTCTCACGATCTATTCCTAATAATCTGTCATACCATGCCATGTTTAGTTCTCTGTATTTCTACCCAGTTTTCCTGCTTCTTAGCAGTTGCTAGCGAAGGGTCTTTACCGTAAATAGAATGAAGCCTTAAGTGGTGCTCATGGCATAGAGTAACTGTGTGTTCATAGAGCTCTGCCGTATGCTCTTGTATAAACTCATCCCGGAATTCTAATACCTCTTCAGGGACTTTCTTATATTTTTTAACCCATCTATACAGTAAGGGACTCAAGCTATAGAAATGGTGAAAGTCTAGTTTAGATGAATCACCACAAATATAACATTCAGTTCCTTTTTTATATCCTGATTTTGCTCTGTCTCTGATATATTTTACCAGATCTCTTTTTAGCTCGATCATTAATTTATTACTCCAAATTATATCGAAGTTGAGATTGTAAGTCAAATATTATATTTGCCAACCCCTTTTAAAACGATGTGTGTACTGTCTCAAAAGAGTATAACGCGTATCTTATGGCATCTGCCATGTGAGAAGCAAAATTATGTTTGGGCTTCTCTCTAACCAAATTAGGATTCGAATCCCATTGATACTGATCCAAGCACTTTAAAGTGTGCTCACATCTCTGATCTACAATTAAGTTATTGTTATCTACAATCGAAGCGACATGACCAATTCCATCGACTAAAGATTTTTTTGCATTGATGGTTGATATGTCAAAATTTTGTGCGAAGTCGAAACGGGTTTGTTGCGCTGCAGAGTCGATATAAATGTAGTCTATATCCCACTTTTTAATTAGCTTCTGTATCTCTTTAGCATGCTTGTCAGTAGTTCGCTCCGAATCCAGGTATTCATCAAACAAATAAAATTTTTCTTCGTCCCAATCATACCCTACTACACAAAATGCAGTTGGATCTCTATATCCTACGTCCATACCTGCAATTATATCCATCTTACTGCTATCCCTGCTTTTTAAGTCTGCGATACAATGTTCAATATCGAAATTCCAAATTTGACCTTCGTAAGTATTAAAATCAGCTTCATACTCTTGTCTAAACTCCGCGTCGCTCATAGTACTTTTAGCTTCATTGATATCCGTTTGGCTCATGCGAGGATTGTCCCTATATGTAGCTTTAATAGAAGCCCACTCTGGAAAATCGTCATTAAATCCTCGATCATAGAACTCAGCAAACCAATTGTTCTTACCACGCGGAGTGGATACGAATATTGCTTTGGAGTTAACTTTATCTAGCGTAGGACGTAGTGCTACATTGAAAGCGTCACGACCGTCTGCAGATAGTGCGGCTTCGTCAAATATGATTAAGTCATATGAGCGACCCACAGTTGAGTCCACTTGGTTTATAGACCCCATCCTAACTGTAGAACCATTAGATAGTTCTATTATCTTGTCCTTTGCGTTATCTCTCTTAATTTCTAAATCAAAATGCTTGATAAGCGTTCTTTGCAGATCAAAAGAAATCTGAGACAACGCATAGTTTGGTGAGATGATTAGTATATTAGAGTTCGGAACTAATGATACCAGCTGTCCTATTATATTGGCTATGTATGTCTTTCCCTGACGCCTCGATAGTGCTGCACAAATAAACCTGTATTTAGGATTATTTATTGCATTAATGATAGCTACCTGTGATGATAGCGGTGTTATGCCGAGCAGTTCCAAATAAGGGGCCACTGGAAGTTTGAGAAAACGTGTCTCAGACTGTAAATCTAAAAGTTCATCAGAAGTTATATCCTTCCGACTAATTTGTACTGTCATTGTTTACCAACCGCAGGAGTAGAATCTATCCCAGCACCTGCTCCTATAATAATAATTAGGGTAAGGACTATAGTAATATCCAGGCTCATTAAAATGCACATCTAGTCGAACCTCAGGAAATGAGGAACACGAAGATAGTAAACAAATTAACGCTACTGTTTGCCAGATCCTGTATTTGCGTATAAACCGAACCATGCTGCTCCTGCTCCTACTATCACTGATATTAATGCTGACTGTTCCATTGTTGGAGCTGGTAGCCCCATGAACCACATAGCACTCATATACAGTAAATAGATATATGTTGTAATAAAAACTCTAGGGAAAATTCTCCAAGAGTCTACGGCTGCAGCCAAGTCTTTCACTCCTTGATATTTAGGAGCCGGGGGCGCTTCGCCTGCAGCCGCAGCATCTTCCAACTCGTCGATCTTGCGTAACATCTCTTGATACTTATCTAGGTCTACCTGTACTTCATTTCTAGTATAATCTTCGGTCACTACTTCTTACCTCGCTTCTTGGGCTTCTTCTTTGGCTTTTTGCCATATCCTCTGCCTTTTGGCATAATTATCTCCCGTGTCTTCTGTGCTTTCTATAAGCAAATCCTCCAAACACAAATAACATAAACCATGCAAACCAGTTTATGAATCTGAATCCGTTTACTGCTATAGCTACTTCTCTAAAAGTCATGTCGCAATCTGATCGGGACATATGTGGCCCGTTTTCGCCGTTATCAAATCTCAATTTCGAAAACATATAAGCATAATCGTGGATAAGTCCTGGTATTAGTAACAATCCTATAGGATTTAATAAGACCCAGAAGACTCTAGGGATTGATGCTCCATCAAAGATAAATCCATGTGGAATTACAAAATTTTCCCCATTAATAGTAAAAAACCAGTCTTCTGCTAATCTCCACTTTCTACTGTGCATCATCCAAATCCATATCGCTCTAAATATATTCTTTCCTCTAGTAGGGATAGGTTGAGGTTGAATGAGAGGCATTTTTTTATATTCTAGGATCATTCGTCAGCCCATTCCATCTCTTCGCCTAAAAACTTATTCATATTTTTTATTACTACCCATCCTTCTTCTGCCGGCAGATCTTCGCCACTCAATCCTTCATAGGCTAAAGCAATCCAATCAAGAGCATCTGCTTCATTACTAAATATTTTTAGATCTTGGCCTTCTTTATTATTATTAACATACCAAATATTATGTTTTAAAGTCATTCGTCGTACCACTCATCCTCATCATCGTCATCATCAGGTTCAACGGGGTCTTCCCCCTTAACATAAGCTAACGCTTCTTCTTCGCTATCAAATTGCTTTTTAGGGGCAGGAGGGTTTATAACGTACCAGACTCCTCGTTTATTATGTATTTCCATTAGTTCACCTTAGTATAAAACTTGTGGGAGCCAATCTGAGTATAATCAGTTGTAGCCC